TGCAAGTAATAAGACCCACAACAAGATTTGTAGCGGTGGTGCTTGAATTAGGTGCTTGTTGTGTAAGGTATTCACTTGATCCAAAGCTAGTGATGCATTGTATATATTGGTCAACAGTAGAGGCATCAAAAGGAATGTTATTAAAAACTAAAGGTATTGATGGCCCTATTCTAAACTCATCATTTAATCGTTTTTCAATAGTTGCTCTAACTGTGTTTAAATCTGTAGCTGTCATAATTATTTACCAAATTGACCTTTCATCCAATTTTCAAGTTCTTTTGCAATTAACTCTGGAAAACCAGCTTGTGTGTTTTGTCTTGTTCTGTATGAACCACCCCATGATGGTGGTAAGTTAGTGCCATAACAAACTGGCTCAGCATAAGGTTTATTGTTTATGATTGTTCCTCTAAATTTTTTAATTTCTGTTTGCCAAGCTTCACGAAGCTCTCCGCCAGTTCCACGATCTAATAAGGCTTTTTTAAAAGGTACTACTTGACCATTTGGCAAAGTAAAAAAGTTTGGAATAGAATCTAAATCTGGGTAGTTATCTAAAGAAAAAACAGGTGTTGCTTTTTTTACTCTTTTAGTCCATTCCAAAGTCGTAGCAGCTACAAGGTCAACAACATCCTCCTCAAAAAAATCATTTATTTCTGTAAGTTTTATTTCTCTAACCATGTTTACCTCAAAAACAGATCAAAGCTTATAGCTGTATTACCTTGCTCATTAGTATTAATTTGAATGATTTTGTATTCTGTTCCACTAATAACAACTCGATCAAATGTTGTTGGAGTAAAACTTATATCACCAGCAGATATGGTAACTCTTTTGTCCTGACTAGAAACTAAGTCAGTCACCTCAGATCTCGTTACATTGCTCACAACACCTTTTATTGTTGAATCGCTTTTTACTTCACTTATACTGCCACTGGTAGAATTATAGATGCCTGTAGTGACTCTCCTATAAGTAACAGTTCCACCAACAGCCCGCATGCCTGAGCTAATCCCTTTAATAACTCCTTTTGCAATGTTCATAATCTATAAGCTATAACAGTACCGCTGGATAATGTCACTCCTGTTATTACTCCGCAAATTTCACCTGTTGCATCAAGGTTTATTGCTGTTAAATCGCCATCTATATTTTCAGCGACTATTGTTGCTATCACAGCATCATTCAAGGCTACAATCTTACCAAATCTACCTGTGACTGCACTTGTGTCATTTATTATTGTTGCTGCAGGATATTCGTATGCCATTTGTTAAGACCTCTTGATTGGTAAGTTTGCTGTTCCACCCATTCTAATGCCATTTAAGTAATGATCCACAATTGGGGGGATGCGGTCAATACCAACTCGGCCATAAAAGTTAGGAGTTAAATTTATATTACCAATATTTAAAGATTGAAAATCTTCTAATCCACTTAAACCTAATCCATCTTTATTATTATTCAAATAAACTGCTAAATGTATTTGAGCATGTTTAACTCTGTCTGGTATTTCTGTATCTGTGTAATAATCGTCAACAATCCTATATGGAAAACTTAGAGAATATAAATGATTGTATTGGTCAGGAACACGAACACCGCTTCGTGGCCACTGTAATGCCTGTGTTTTATCTACCCTAGATCCCAAAAAGTTTTCACGATCAATCCTCTGAGTGCTAGTAAATAAAGCCCTGTTTTTTTGGTCGTCAGTACTATTTCCCCAAGCCACTACGTCATCAGACTCAGTTAGACCATCTATAAATGCCTGTGCTTGAGTTAATGTGACATAGCTATTAGCTGATGCACTACCGACTGTCGCTACTATTGAGATTGCCATTTTTCTTTGCTTTTGGCTTTGTTTTTTTTACAGGAGTAACAGAGGCCGCTTTTTGTTTAGCAGCCTCACGTTCTCTTAATCGCCTAAATGTTGCGATTCCCATTTATTTTCTAAATGCACTAACAGCAGTAGAACTTGTTACTCTCACTAAGAAAGTACCAGAACTAGCCGCTGCAACATCCGCATCACCAACAATAGTGACACCAGAACCAGCAGTCAAAGTAAATTTATGAGTTGAAGTTGCCTTGTTGACAATTGTTAGCTCAAAAGTTTGACCGACACCACCCTGAGTACCTAAAGCAGAAATAATAGCTGCTGCGGTAGGTGTTGTAACTGCTCTGTTACCTGTTGGAGTTCCATCAACTATGCCTTCAATCATTTCAGCAGTTGTTAATGTATGCGCTCCGTTTTCAGTCTTAATAACTTTAGTTTTAGTTAGTTGACCGAATGGGGGATTTTGTAACTCAAAAAGAGTAGCCATGATGTGTTACCTCTAGTCGTTATTTGAAACAACGGTAGCTCTTACGATACCGATATTCTTTGTTTCGTAGACTTTCGACCAAGAGCCTACAGTTTCAAGAACTGATCTTGTTGGGTTTACAGTTGATACGCTATATTTCAAACCTACTGGATGGTAGATGTAATGCAAATCAATTGCCATTGCCTCTTCTAAGGCAAGTATATCTCTGTCAGTTTGAGTTCTTATTGGTGCTTGCTCACCTGTGACCACTGATCCAGCTGCGAACATAAACACTGAATACTCAGTAGAAGAACCAGTTCCAGTTGTAGGAATATCATCAGAAACGATAATATTTAGACCCATAAACTGCCCGAAGTTTGGATTAGCAAAAGCGTTCTGAATAGATCCACCAGATGCTGTTGCACCACCACCATTAACATCAGTTGCAAGAACAAAATCAACTGCTCTTCTCTCCATCAAATCGTAATAACACTTGCTGTGCATTGCGATTGATGTAAGTTTAGAACCTTGATCGCCAAGTAAGGACTGAGCCTTTGCAACGTGTCTAGGACTTAATGCAGTTGGTGTATCACCTGATTCAGAATCAATAGTTAAACCAAATAAAGCAGAATTACTGTCATTTGCATTAATAGATCCAAATGCACCAGTCAAGCAAGAATATAAATCCTTCTGTTTCTGGTTATTGATATATGCTGCGGTTTTCTGAGCAATAGCAGCCATAGGATCAGTTGAACTACCGATAGCCAAGCTTGCTAAATCTCTTGAGCTAAAAGCCTTACCTCTGTGCAATACAGCAGCTATTTGCTGATCTGCTGTAATTTTTGATGGTGTTAATGATGAAGAATCTGTAAGAACTTCAAAATCACCACTTAAATTTGCTTTATAAAAAGGGATTCTGACGAAATCTCCACCCCTTTCTGCGGATAGATTTAATTCTGCTAGAGGTTGCACCACACCACTTTGAAGAAAGCTATCTGTTTGAGTAGTAGCTTCGATCAAATAGGGGGTAAACACCTCTGGAATAATTAAATCACTACGAACTGTAGCCATGTTAATTAATTAGATATGTTCACTTTCGGGTGCAAACCCTAACTAGCGCACACTAGATAGTCCTATATTAACCGCTAACTGCGTTTTTGAGCATATTATATTTATTTATATCTGTTTTATATAGTCTGCTTTGCTCAGTAAGGTTGAAAGATTCTTTTGCAAAAGGATTTTTTTCACCAGCAGCAGTAACAAATTCTGTTTGCACTTTTGTAGTTGTAGCTCCTCCTCCCTGCGGTCTTGGATTTTTTTGCGCCCATTGTGGCATATTTGCCATTGCCCACTCTTTTACATTAATTCTGTTATATCCATCAACAACAACGACTGTGCCATCAGCTTCTCTTGACAATTGATCCTTGCTAATGCGAGATAGTGCATATTGGGGGTCATGCACAACATCAGCAAGGGCTGTTACTGCTGGAGCTTCAACTTCAAGCTGTCTCTGCCTAGCTTCTAGTTCTTGAATCTTTTTATTTTTTGCCTCTTCTGCTTCTCGATATTGTTGTGCCTGTTTTGCAATTGCCTCCTCATATCTGCCCTTTGCCTCTAACTCTTCTTGTTCCTTTTGCTGCTTGAAGGCAATCAAAGCATTTACATCAACATCTGGCGGCAATGCCTTTGCTTTTTCTTGGGCTTTTGCATATTGATCCATAAGTGCCTTATTGTTTGCCTCCAACTTTCTGACACTTTCTCTTAATGCTTCAACTTCTTGAGGTGATGGATTTGGCTTAATTGGTTCTTCTGCCATAGATAAAAATTAACAATTATTTACAATGTTAGCTCCACTTGGTTCTGTCTGCCCAAAAAGCTGCTGACATTTTGCCTTTTGCAATATTTTTAGCGTGTCTAGCCTTAAAACTCTTGCGTTTTGCCTTATCTGCGTCTGATTCTCCTTTTCTTGGCGGTTTATTCTTCGCTCCTTGCATGCCAAACCTGATGAGCTTGACCTTATCACCTTCTTTAGCCAAAACAACATGAGATTTCAGTGGGTGTGATGGGGTTCTCTTTGGTTTATTAGTCGCAGTTAATCCATATTTTTTTAATTTACGTCTAGTTTTTTCTC